GCAGAGAGCCAGAAGAAGAAGCTACAGAAAAAGTCAAAACAGAAGTCTGAGTACGCACGAGTCCTAAAGAAGAGTGCAAAGAAAGTAGAGTCAGCCCTAAACCAGAAGACTACTCGCGTCGTAGATATGGACGACGTATCCAACTTACCCGCCACCGTTCGAGAAATAATAGATGACACACCAGTTATCTTCAAGCCTAATGACGGTCCTCAAGAAGAGTTTCTATCTGCTAGTGAACAGGATGTCCTCTATGGTGGCGCGGCAGGTGGTGGCAAGAGTTTCGCACTTCTGGCTGACCCACTCAGATACTGCCACAATCCTAATCATCGTGGTCTTCTCCTGCGTCGTACTCTTGATGAACTAACAGAACTGATAGATAAGTCTAAGCAGTTGTATACCAAAGCGTTTCCCGGAGCGACCTTCCGAGAGTCTAAGTCAACGTGGGTCTTCCCCTCTGGGGCAACCATGTGGTTCACTTACCTAGACAGAGATAAGGACGTAACACGTTTCCAAGGACAGGCTTTCAACTGGATAGGCATAGACGAGATAACCCAGTACCCAACAAGCTACGTGTGGGATTATCTCAGGTCACGTCTCAGGTCTACAGACCCAGAGCTACAAAGAAACCTCTGTATGCGTTGCACAGCGAACCCCGGAGGTGTTGGTGGCTGGTGGGTCAAGAAGATGTATATAGATATAGCGGAACACAACAAACCGTTCCCCGCTGCAGATTTAGAAACAGGCAAGCCCTTCGTATGGCCTAGGGGACATGAGAGGGAAGGGCAAGCTCTGTTCTATCGTAAATTCGTACCTGCTCGTCTCACAGATAATCCTTATCTGATGGCAGATGGACAGTACGAGGCGATGCTCCGTTCCCTACCTGACGTTGAGCGTCGTCGACTATTAGAAGGAGATTGGGATGTTGCTGAAGGGGCTGCTTTTCCAGAGTTTTCACGAACTCACCACGTTGTCGAACCTTTCGATGTACCTACCAATTGGCCGCGCATTCGGGCGGCAGACTATGGGTATGCTTCCCCGTCCTGTATTCTATGGGGTGCTATTGATTGGGATAATAATATTTGGGTTTATCGTGAACTGTATATAAAACACTTGACAGCAGAACAGCTAGCCGATAGAATACTAGAAATGGAAGAGTTAGACCCTCTCCCGCACTATACAGTGTTAGATGCATCCTGTTGGAATAAAACAGGCTTCGGACCTTCGATAGCAGAAACCATGATGCGCTCTGGTGTTAGATGGACACCATCAGATAGAAACAGACTCCAAGGAAAAATGGAATTACATAGAAGGTTAGCGGACGACCCCTATACCAAAGAACCACGTTTACGTGTCTTCTCAACTTGTAAACACACTGTCGCACAACTGTCAGGTATTCCGCTGTCCAAAACCAATAGTGAAGACGTTGATACAAAAGCTGAAGACCACGCATATGATGCACTCCGTTATATGGTTATGACACGCACAAGTGGTTATACATCAATACATAAGACCTTGCAAGGTATAAAAGACCAGACATACCAACCCTTTGATAATACATTTGGATATTAAATATGGCAGGTGGCGGCAGTAAACCCACAGAAATTAAAAGTAAGTTTGACCCTCGCGTGACAACCCTGCGAGAAGTTGTTGACTTATACGCAAAGGACGCTCGTGCAGAAGGTCGTAAGATTGAAAATTTTGAAAAGACGTTTGACCTCCCCGGACTAAAAGATATGCTAGATAGACCAGCTATTGATATGTTCGAGGGTAGCTGGGATGGGGATTTAAATCCATTAGAAGCTGCTTTACAAGGTAAAAGGGAGTCTACACATCGTGCTGTTATATCTGCTGTAAGTAATATACAGAGAAATGTTGAAAGAGAAGCAGGCAGACTAAGACTAAATTCTGGCTTAATAAAAATAACTGATACGGTATATATACCTGCTAAATCTCAAGCGTACACAAAAAGCTTTGGATATAATCCGTACAAAATAGGGTTTTTAACAGAGGCTCTTGTAAAATATGTAGAAAGTAATCCTGCTGATAAACCTATTGCTAACGCTATTATGTTTCAGCTACAGACAGGACTACGCCCCTCTGCTGTTGGGGGTCTTCCTACTGCATCCTTTAAAACGTCAGAACGTCCCGGCGGTTCTCCGGGAATATTTATACCAAAGGGTATGAAGGGTGTTAAAACAAATAACAATATAAACATACCGTTATCAAGAAGGTCAATAGCTATACTACAAGACCAATCTGAATATAATAAAGCAGAGTTTGGGGGTAGTGAAGGGTTTTTTGTAAGACGTGTTAAAAAGAATGAATTAGCTTCAGTAGATGATGGGGATGTAAACAGGGTTCTTAGAAAACTAAAGTCAAGTTTCGGTATAAAACAAGACCTGAGAACCATAGATACTCCTGATGTACCCTACTTAACATCCTATGACCTTAGACGTTTGAATGCAACGGCCTTTGACCAACTAGGTGTTGATGTAAATAACGCAGGAGCATTAATCGGTCGCCCTATACAATCAGGAACTGAACAGGCTAGATATATCGGTGCAACGGCAGGAGTTTACGGAGACGCTGCAACAGAAGATATCAACAAACTATCAAACTTCTTTCATCAACAGTATGCAGAGACATTAGACGGGGCTAAAGAAGCAGGACAACAAGGTAAGTCTCTAAGTCTCAACACAATGTTATTTGATGGTGAAACACCAGAGTTTACTGACATAGAAACAGAAGCACCCGCACCAATAAAGATACAGAAGTTTGACGTTGGTACAGATATACAGGTAGAAGAAAAAGGTTCTGTTAAAGCTACTGATAGTCAAGTAGATACAACATCAAAACAGCCTTCTCCAGAATTGCAAGAACAATTATCTAAGAATAATCTAAATTTCGCAGATATAGTTGCAAATTTTGGAAAGAAGGTTCTTCCTGTAGGTTTAGTGGGAGCGGGCATTCTAGCAGATACTGAAAGTTTTGCTAGAGACGTTGCTATAGAGGGTGCGGCACTTGCATCAAAAGTACCTGCAGGACCCGCTGGAGCTTTGCCTATGATTGTAGCCTCTAAAGAGGTAGGTGCAGGAGAATTACAACCTGATGACCGTCCTGCAACACAAGAAGAATTAGTTCAGGCAACTGTTGATAGAGGCTCTATGACACGCGAAGAGGCTATTCAATTTAGGGCAGATAACGACCCTCAAATTCAACAAGAGATTATGGAACAAGAAGCTATGCGGGATGCTAGTTTTTTAAATATTGACAGAGGCCCTGAAGCCAACTCTGTTAATCAAAGCCAAGGCTTCCTATCTAGATAAGGAGAAAAAACATGCCCGGAAATAACTATAACTACGGTGCTGCTTACATTATGAACTCAGACAAGACATCTGTTGACACAGACGAGGGTGCAAGCTCCCTAACACGCGGAGGCTTGGAATTTGATACTCGTGTACAACAAGGTCCTATAACTGAAGACATGCCAAAGAAGCAGACTAAGCCAACAGTTGAAGCATCGTTATTCGCTATGGCAGACGAACGCGACTATTAGGAGAAGAACATGACTCAAAAATTATCTGCAGATGCGATGATTTCACGCATCTATAACATGACTAGAGGTATGGTTTCACCTAAATTTGCAAAGAGTGAAATGAAAACTAAAAAAGTTTCTACACCTAGAGGCGGTGCTACCAGTAGAAAAATGGGTGGTAAAATACCTGCTAAGAAAAAGAAGTAAATATGTCAGAAGACAATTTCCTACAGCCTGCAGACGACACAACCATACCCGTTCAATCCCCAGATGAAATGCTTCCGGGGTTAGCAGGGTACGTCCGACGCAAGTTTGAAGAGGCTGAGAACGGACGTTTCTCCTACGAGCAACGTTGGTTACAGGCTTTTAAAAACTTTAGGGGCATCTACGATTCGACTACGCAGTATAGAGACTCCGAAAGGTCACAGGTATTCGTAAGAGTAACCAAGACCAAGGTTCTTGCCGCGTATGGTCAGATTATAGATATCCTGTTTGCTAATAAAAAGTTTCCACTCGTTGTAGAACCAACTCCTATGCCAGAAGGTATAGCAGAGTTTGCTCACATGGAAACTCCTCTAGACCAAATGGCAGAAGACCCCTACGGGTTCTCTGGGGACGGCAGGGAGCTTACTCCCGGAGCCTTAGGTGCTAAACCCTCTAAGGATTTTCTTGGTGGTCTAGAACAGTCTATGGGGCAGTTGCCACTAGCTGAAGGACCTAGCAAGGTAGGCGAACCACAGATTAGCCCAGCACAGAAGACAGCCCTGAAGATGGAGAAGTGTATTCACGACCAACTTCTCGACACGAATGCGGTCAATGTTTTCAGGAGTGCAATCTTTGAGTCGGCTCTTCTAGGTACAGGAATTGTAAAAGGACCTTTCAACTTCAACAAACGTGTTCACAAGTGGGACAGAGACGAGAATGGTGAACGGGAATACCAGCCATATGAAAAGTCTGTACCACGTATAGAAATGGTATCTGCTTGGGACTTTCATCCAGACCCTGCGGCTACAAACATCGATGACTGTGAATACGTAATAGAGAGACATCGATACAATCGTCAACAACTTCGCTCTCTAATCAAGCGTCCCTACTTCATAGCGGAGAACATAGAAGAGTGCCTAGCAAAAGGCCCCAACTATGAGGACAAGTACTATGAAGATACTATCCGCGAGGATGAGACTGAGCCTTACGTATCTGAGAATAGATATGAGGTTCTAGAGTATTGGGGTGTCCTAGATTCTAAACTAGCTAGAGAAGCAGGCTTCGACGAAGCTACTGACATGTCTGAGTTTGACGAACTACAGGTAAACGTCTGGGTTTGTGGGGGTATGATACTTCGCTGTGTCCTAAATCCGTTCACACCTGCTCGTATACCATATCAGGTATTTCCATACGAATTAAATCCATATCAACTCTGGGGTACTGGCGTGGCAGAGAATATGGAATACTCACAGAAGCTGATGAATGGTCACTATCGAATGGCTATTGATAATCTAGCCTTGGCAGGTAATCTAGTCTTTGACGTTGATGAGGCTAGCCTTGTCCCCGGTCAGAACATGGACATCTTCCCCGGAAAGATTTTCCGTAGACAGTCGGGGGTTACTGGAACAGCTATCAACGGACTAAAGTTTCCAAACACCGCAGGTGAAAATCTGCAGATGTATCAGATAGCAAGGCAACTTGCTGACGAGGACACAGGAATACCGTCGATTATGCACGGTCAGACAGGCGTTACAGGCACAGGACGTACTGCGGCAGGTCTATCCATGCTAATGGGGTCTGCTGGGCTTTCTATGAAGACTGTGGTTAAGAATATAGACGACATGTTGTTAAAACCATTAGGGGAGGCATATTTTCAATGGAACATGCAATTCAACGACGATGCTCCCGATATTGTGGGGGACTTGGAAATAAAGCCGAGGGGTGTTGCTGCTGTAATGCAGAAAGAAGTTCGGAGTCAGAGGCTTACAGCCCTCCTCCAGACTGTCGCAAACCCGATGCTTGCGCCCTTTATCAAGATACCTAATCTTATGCGGGAGTTAGCCATCTCTCAGGACATAGACCCTGATAGTTTAGTTAATGATACTAATGAAGCACAATTATATGCAAAAATGTTACAAGGAATGATGGCAAATGCTCAACAAGCAGCAAGCGCAGAAGCTAGCCCCGCTGGTGCAGGGCAAGGAATGGGAAATGATGGAGGAGTACCTGAAGGACCTCAGGGAACTGACGATTCAGGGCGTGGTAACGGCACAATCGGAGTCGGAACTGCTCCGAGCGCAGGGGAAGCTGGCTTTACTGGAAATCCTCCTCAAGCTGAAGAGTAGCCAAGAGGCAGTAGTCCTCAACGAGAATAGAAAAGAAAACAGCACATTTACTTATGAGTAGTATAGACAATGGCAATAACATACACGCAGACTCAGACACTAACTCCAGACCAATATCATAATAGCTTTGTCAACTTCTATCAGCAAGTACTAGGAATAAAAGGTACGTACGGTGATGGAGGCGGTGGAGGTGGCAGTGACTCTGATAAGCAAGAAGAGACAACAACTGGCGTAAACTATAGTGTGTCTTCTAGTGATGATGATGATACCTCACCGTTTGTTCCGGGGTCTTCCTTTGTTAAGTCTGACGGTACTATGGACATAAACGTTATGGCCTTAGACCCTAAGGGTATTAAAGAACAAATAGCCGATTCTGAGGCATATGGCTCTAAGACTTTTCGCAATGACAGGTTAAACCTTTTTAACCTTCCTGACGATTCTAGTCTTAGGAAGAAGATAACTGATAACTTAGAACCTGCAGTTAAGGGGGTTTTTGCAGGTGCGAGTTCAATGGGGCAGACCAGTTTAGTAGGAGCAGGTTTAACAGGCACTCTTATGAGCAGTTTTACTGGGGGAGAAACCTATAAAGACGAAATGGGAAATCCCCAGTTTGACCCCACGGGAAACCCTGTTCTAAGTGCAATGGGTCAAATAACCAGAGACGCAAGAAAAGATATACTAACAAGAATAGCCGCAGAAGCGGAGGCTAACCCCGCAGGGGACTTGGGGTTTGCCGCTAGCATAGGAAACCTCATGGTTGTCCGAGGTCCGGGGGACGTAACTTACTCAGGCAACAGACAGGGTTTGTCTTTTCAACAG